GGAGTTGTTAGCCAATAATGAAATACTTTGAAAACTTTCCAGTAATAGAATACGAAGGGCGTAGAATAAGAGATATATCTAGACGCTCTAATTTCGTCCGTGCTGTATCAAATAACCCATACCTATATTATCCCTATACAGTTACCGAAGGTGAACGTGCAGAAGACATAGCGAACTTCTATTATGGCTCAGTTGACTATGTTTGGTTAGTTTATATGGCAAACAATATTATTGACCCATATCACGAATGGCCAATGGACCCTCAAACATTTAACGATTATTTAGTAGAAAAATACCAGGCAGAATCTGGAGAAATTGGAGAAGACGTTATTGATTGGACTCGTGACCCAAATAACGATGACAACATCATCTTCTATGTGAAGAAGGTATAACAAATGGCAGCAGTAGACGAAATTTTATTAGCACCCGAATCATTCCGTACTATCTACCTTCGTAGAGAAGATAGAGTAATTTTGAGAACTGAGCAAGGCGCAAAGATTATTATTAAAAGAATTATTCCCGATGAATGGGAACCTTATCGTATATACGAATACGAGCAAGCGTTAAACGATAACAAAAAAGAAATATACTTATTTGATAGTAGCTTTTTAAGCCAGTTAACAAAACAGTTTAAAAACGCAGTGAGTGAATAATTATGGCAGACCAAAAGGGTGCATTTAATCCTTCTAGATGTGAAATAACATCTGCGGAAATAGTGCCGTTTGGCAAAAAAGTTGGTGACAAATCTAACATAGACATAGCTGATATGATTGCATCTTTTAGTATGCATAGTGCAGTCAATAAATCTGCACTTCACGGTAAATGTGATGTTTATGATGCTATTGGTATATTAGAAAATCTTCCGTTAAGAGGCGAAGAAGAAATACATTTAACAATAAAAGCTTTTGATTTACAAACAGAATTAGAGCTTGCTTGTTTTATATACAAAATTGATGACCTTGATATTAGAAAAGACCAAACAGGTTTATCATATACTTTGCACTGGGTAAGTAAAATAAGTTATGAAGCAAGTCGACGAAATTTTATTACGAGTTTTAATGGTAAAACATCAAGTACAATAGTTAAAGAGTTATTTAAAAAATATTATCACGGTAATATTGACATGGGTGTTTATACAGGAGCTAATAATAAAGAAGAATTGCCACCAGGTACAATGGCATTTAAATTAAGGAATGATATAGGTCGTTATCTTTATATAGAAAAGACTGAACATCCAATGCAGTTAACTATACCAGATTTATCACCTGCTCAAGCAATTCAATTTGTAGGTCGTAGAACTTGGGGAATGGAACCTAATGCAGGTTCTTCTTTTAGATGGTTTGAAAATACTAGAGGGTTTTATTTTGTAAGTGATGAATGGCTTTACGAATATGGAAAATTAAATGGTGGACTACAATTTCAATACGGCGCATTTATTTCATTAGACGCTGAAGATGCTATTGAACAAATGACATCATTATCACAATTTGGTAATCCATTAAGAGTTGATACAGGTAGCCAGATACAAGGCGGTGCATATAAAGTAAAAATAATTGAAGTTGATATTTTAAAACAAAATATAACTGATTACTCACATTCTTTTGATTATCAAAAAGATTTTCTAACAAAGTTTAGAGATTCTACCGGTAATAGAGCTACTATAAAGAATGATATACATACAGAAGATTTTATTAATAAAACATTTACTGATGAAAATGCTAAACAGTTTATGATTATTAGAGATTATAAAGATGATACATCTTCAAAGGCATTTAAATCTGAAACTAACTTTAGAAATTTAGTTGCACAAAGAACATTTTATAGAATGCACGCATTAGCTACATCAACAGTTGGTATTACTGATGGAAGACTTGATGTTAAAGTTGGCGATATTATTAGAATTAATACTTTATCAAAAAATATTTCTTCGGATAAAGAAGATAATCCACAAATAAGTGGTAGATTTTTAGTTACATCAATAGATAATGATATTGAAAATGGTGAGCTTAAAACAATAATGAGTATGTTTAAATATGACTGGTCTGATGCTGGAGAAGATGATGGTAAGCGCACAAAGGTGGTTAAACCAGAAGATTTAAAACCTGGTTCAAAAGCTCACAAAGATTACTATAATGTATTTCCGGTGGGCTATTAATATAATATGAATAGGAAAAAATATGTCAGGTAGAGGAATAACAAATCCGATGTTTTTCATCGGAGTCGTAGAAGATATTTTAGACGAAGGTCGCATGGGGCGAGTAAGAGTTCGTGCTTTTGGTACGCATGGTACTAAAACTGAAGTTCCTACTGCAAATCTACCTTGGGCAACTTGCGTTTCTGGTAATTACGATGTTAACCATACTCCACCCCCACTCAACTCATTTGTTTTTGGAATGTTTTTAGATGGAGCTGACGGTCAACATCCTATGGTATTAGGTTTAATTCCTGGTCAGTATGTAGAAAAGCGTGACCCAGAAAATGATGGTATCGGTGTTATACCACCATTTGCAAAAGGATTAATGTCAATGTTTAGTTCACCAAAAGATATTGGTGAAGTTCAAAAGAGTAAACTGTCAAGAGCTGAAAACATAGATAGTACTTACGTTGGAAAAAGAGATGCAAAATCAGTACAAAGACAACACATTGCAGATTCAGATTTAACATGGGCAGAACCACCTCCTGCTTATGCAACAAGATATCCATTTAATAAAGTTATAGAAACAGCCGGTGGTCACAGTATAGAATTAGATGATACACCAGGCGCAGAACGTATTTCAATTAACCATGTTTCTGGTGCTTATGTTGAAATAGATGCAATCGGCAGTGTCAAAGAAAGAGCAGAAAGCGATCGCTACGAAATTAATATTGGAACTAAACACGAATCATCAGGTCATTCTGTAGTTACGATCAACGGTAATTCTCATGTCTATGTTAAAGGTAATAAGACAGAAGAGATTATGGGTAACTATAAACGAATCGTTCACGGTGAAAACGAAGTTACTTCTGGTGGCCAATCATATTATAATGCAGGTGGTCATTTATTCCTTCGTGGTGCATCTACAAAAATTGAAGGTAATGCAGAAAGAGTAACAATATTCGGTAGAAACGAAGTTCAGATTGAAGCAGAACAACAAGTTAATGTGGTATCAAATCATATTAAAAATACAGCAATGTTAGCCTTTAGTGCTTACGGTAATAAAGCAGTAAGACTAACAACTCCAGCTGATATGCACTTTGTTGCTTCTAATATTATTAATACAGCTAATGGTTTAATTCCATCGACTCCACTTACAGGTGGTGTTGGTTTACCAGGGTTCTCTATTAATGCTTCTGCAGTACATATCGGTGGTTATAGCACAGGCTTAGTTCCAGCAGTAATTCCTACTGTTGTTGGTATTAATGGATTAGTTAATGCAACAACTGTGAACGCTGGAGTATTAACATCAACCTTAGGAAATATAACAACACTTAATGCAGGTGCTATTTCGGCTAAAGCAGTAAACACTACAGTTCTTGCAGCACCTCCACCTATTAGTGCAGCACCAGGTAGTCCTTGTGCTCCTGGTCCTGGTCGTATTATGTCACTTCCGTCTGTACCAGCTATTCCAACAATACCACCTATTACATTACCTGCAATTAGTATATTTGCACCAAGTATTGTACCAGGTACAATTTCAGGTATTGCATATCCTAATGGTAATGGAGCAGGATTCTTAGCTACAGTATTAACATCACCATTTAGTGTATTAGGATTTGACGTTAATATATTACCAGAAGGTGGATTAGGAATACCTCGTATTAAAATGCCACCACCTGCAAGTCATGGTTGTTCAATTATACCAGGTGGATATTATTCATTAGGTTATCAATTAGGATTCTGCGAATCTATGGAGAGTGAAGCATAATGGCTAGTAGTTGCGTAGACAGAAGAAGTCAAACATTCCTCAATAATCAAAACCTTAATACTGAACCAACAGTAAAACCTGATGGTACATATACTTCTGCACAAATTGATGTTTTTGCAAAAGAACTTGCTGATAATATTATAGCAGAAACTAACAGTAATCCAATACAAAACATGGTTAATAAGTTTGGTGATTCTTATGGAGAAAGCCTTGTTTATATTAACGGACCATTTAGACTTAATAATACAAACGATTATCCATCGTTAAATAATAGATTTAATAGAGGTAATATTTCCAATCTTGAAATGGCTGACTTTATGGAGTCATTTAATTATTCGCCTAATGGATTACAAAACCAAGTACCTGATAAATTACTCGGTGACTTAGAAAAATATTACGCTGGTGATATCTTTGAAAGTATATTAGGTGGTTTCTGTAATAGCATGAATAATCTATTTAATCAGATAGATGCATTCTATGATTTAATTGGTGAAGTCGATGGGCTTATTAATGATATCAATGCAGTATATAATACAATATTAATATTTGCAAAAACAGGCAGATACGAAGGTAGAACTCCACTTGAAATAATACAACAAGAAGTTGTTGAAAAATTAATGGAAGAGATACAGAAAAAGATTATCGACTCTGTTATTAAAATATATGAAAAAATAAGAGCTGCAATTGATAATTTTGATATCCTTGACCAAATAGGAGATTTAGTTACTGATATTGACAAACATCATACAAAGTATATAATGACTCAAAAAGAGCGTATGTGTAATGAGTTAACAGAAGAGCAAGAGAAAAAAGTTAAAGATAAATTAAAAGGATTTATGGATTATGCTTTTAGTTTATTTGAAAATATGGATTTAGCAACTATGCAATTTTTAGTTGCACGTTTTTGTGCACTTGCAAGTAATGTTGAAGCACTAATTAATGAAATTAAGAATCCATTAGATGATTATGGAAATAGATATCAAAGAGTTATTAAAAGATTACAAGCTATTGGTAATCAAAACACATCTACTGCTATTCGTAATGGTGCAATAAGATTTTCAAAAGAAAGAAGGCAAGGCGACATAAATAGCCTAAATAGGTTATGGAATGAAGGAAATGCGAATAATGTTCCTCAATCAGTTACTGATTACGAACGTGTTGATGTAGAACCAATTACTGCACAAGATTATAGAGATTTACCTAAGTGTATGGCTGTGATGAAAGGCGGCGAAATATTTAAATTTGAAGGTGATGTATTTGATGAAGAAAAAGGTGTTGGACTTCCTGCATATACACATATTGATTTAGATATTAAAGTATATCTTAAAAGATTACAATCAATTTATGGTAATACAATGGTTATAACAAATGGTTGGGTAAGCCAAAAATATAATCAAGAAATACTAAAAAAGGAAAATGATAATCCTCACCTTAGTGGACTTGTTATAGATATTAAAAGGGACCCTGCATTTGAATCTGCTTTTAACGATGTTCCAGAAGCAGAAAGAGGAATAGGAGCAAACTTTACTGAAGACTGGATTGAATTGTTTGTTAAAAACGCGCAGAAATCTGGATTTTTAGGTGTTGTAATTTACGATAAACATATTCATTTAGATACTAGAGAAATAGCAAGATGACAATTAATATAAAAACGCCGATTACTAAGAAGCCGAATTTATATAGCGATTTCCATAAGGATTTGCGCATTAGTCCTATTTCAAAAGATATTGCTTTATTAAAAGACGAAGACGCAGTAAAACAAAGTATTAAAAATTTAATTTTAACAGACCCAGGTGAAAGATTAATGCAACCCTATGTTGGTGGTGGTATTAAAGGATTATTATTTGAAAACATTACGCCTGGTGTTTTAAAAGTTATTGAAACAAGATGTAGAGATACAATAAACACGTTTGAATCTCGAGCAGAATTAATTAACGTTACTGCTTCGAGTAGTTATGACGATAACACAGTAAATGTATTCATACAGTTTTATATCAGGAATGTTGACAAACCAATTACTCTTGATTTAATTTTAGAAAGGATAAGATAAGATGGCCAATCCAAAAACCCCAATTACAGAACTCGATTTTGATTCGATAAAAAACCAGTTAAAAACATATCTGCAAACGCAGACTCAATTTAAAGATTATAACTTTGAAGGTAGTAACATGAGTGCATTACTAGATGTACTATCATTTAATACTTTCCAAAATAATTTCTATACAAACATGACAATGAATGAGATGTTTTTAGACTCGGCCGTCCTAAAGAACTCAATCGTTTCTCATGCAAAAGAATTAAACTATATTCCTCGTTCGCGTAAATCTGCTAAAGCAACAGTTCGTGTTACTATTACAGATGAAAACGCAACAGATAGTACAGTTGTTATTCCACAATATTCTACGTTTACAGCAAACTATCAAGGTGAGTTATTTACATTTGTAACTAATCAAACATATGTTGCAAGACGAACTGCACCTAGCGTTTATACTGCTGACAGCATTGACATATTTGAAGGGTCAATGTTAGCATCATTCCAAAGAGAAGGATTTATTGTTGATGGTGACGGAGTACTTCGTGTTCAATTAACAAACGATGAAGTTGATACAGACTCTGTTGTGGTATTTGTTGATGCAGAAGAAACGGAAGACCGTAATGTATTTACTCGTGCTAATACAATATATGGTGTTAAACCTGACGATAAAGTATTTTATTTAGAGCCTTATTTAGATAACAGATATGCAGTTTATTTTGGTAAAAACGAATTTGGTTTACAGCCAGAAGAGTTTGAGGATGTAAGAGTAAGATATAGAATTTGTTCAGGTGAATTAGCAAATGGTGCTTCAGCATTTAGTGCAAGTTTTATTGAAGGAGCTACTATTGCAATAACAACACTTACAGCTGCAGCAGGTGGTTTAGAGCGTGAGAGTATGGAATCTATTAGATATTTTGCTCCTAAGTCATTAGCAGTACAAGAACGTGCAGTAACAACAAAAGATTACGAAGTATTATTACAACAAGCATTCCCAGATATTACAGCAGTAAGTGCTTATGGTGGTGAAGAATTAGACCCACCTCAATTTGGTCGAGTTGCTATATCGGTTTATTTAGATGCAGAAACAACATTAATTAGTTCAACACTTGCAAATACTTATATTAATTATTTAGCAGAAAAGAGTCCATTAGGTATTGAACCAATATTTGTACAGACCAAATTTATATATGCAGATGTTATTGCTGATATTGTATATACTAATAAGAGTACAGAAAAATCAAAAGACGAAATTGAAGCATTAGTAAGAAGCCAAATAAGTAATTATTCATCTACAACTCTAGAAGATTTTAATACAAAATTAAGAGGCAGTAAACTTGCTGCACAACTTGACAGTGTCGATACAGCAGTATTAAGTACTGGATTAACTCTTATGCCAATCATTGATTGGAGCCCACAAATTAATATTAGAGAAACACCGATATTTAGATTTGAAACAGAATTAGTTAAACCTTATCCATTTAGAGAAGCAACAGGATTTAAAGAATATAAACCTGCTGTTAAGAGTACACCATTTGATATAGATGGTACTTGTGTTTATTTACAAGATGATGGTTTAGGTAATCTTATGTTTATTGTAGATGACATAACAAATCCATCAGTATTTAAACCTAAAGTAGGAACAATAGATTATACAAAAGGTTTAATAACTTTAAATACAGTTCTTGTTGAAGCATTCGACGGAAGCTCAGTTAAAATTATGGTAAGACCAAAAGAAAATACTATTAAAGCTGCTCAAGGGCGTGTGTTTATAATTAGAGATGAAGATGTACAAGTTAATATGATACTTGATGAAAAACCAGTTGCTGGAACAACTACATCGTCAGCAGCTATTGGCACACTAACAAGTTCAACAAATAGTAATAGTTATTAATATAATAGGAATAATATAAAATGGCTGAAGATTATTCGCAGATAGAAAAAAGTATAAGCTTTTTTATCAATCAGCAATTTCCTGCAATCTATCGTGAAGATGGACCAGAACTTGTTCAGCTAGCTCGCGACTATTATAAGTGGATGGAAACAGCAACAAATCAATCTACTTATGTTTCAAGGCGTTTCTTTGAATATAAAGATGTTGATACAACAATTAAATCTTTACTTATATTTTACAAGAACAAATATTTAGTTGACCTTGAACTTAAAGAATCTATTGTACCATTCCTTGTTAAAAATATATTAGACCTTTATCGCAGAAAAGGTACTAAGGCTGGTATTGAGTTATTCTTTGCAACATTCTATAAAGAATATGATATTGAAATAGTTTATCCTTCTAATAGAATGTTAAAAGCTTCAAACTCTGAATGGAAAGAAGGTAATTTCCTACAGATGCTTCCCAACGATAATTTATTTTTAAGTGATACAACAAGTATTCAATACACTTATGCAGATTTAATTTCTCGTGTTATAACAGGTAGTGTTAGTCAAGCAAAAGCTTCTGTAGCTAAAATTAATTCAATGTTAATTAATGGTAGATATACTCCTATTATTTACATTGATAATGTCCAAGGTACTTTCTTAAAATACGACAGAATTTATACTAACATTTCTAAAGAATCTATAGATTTTGGTGAGGTTGGTGGTTCTCTTAGTGAATTTATTGTTGACGATACATTACCAAGATTAGCAAATAAGAAAATTGGTGACTCAGTTAAAATACAACCCGACAGCTTTGAAGGTGACGGTGGTGAAGGTATAGTTACAGATGTAACCAACGCGGTCAATGCAGTTGCTACATATAATTATATTAATGGCGGTTACGGTTATTCAGTTGCAAATACTAGTTTATTAGTTTCCAATCAAGCAATTAATACAGACCCTTCAAACGAAGTACAATTTGAATTATACGAAAGGCTTGAAGATGCAGATGGAAACGAAGGTTATGTTTTAGGTCAAAGTGATTATAATATCGGTGTTAAAATGACAACCGGTACATTTGACCATGCAAGACCAATTTTAACTGTAGACAGAAATCCTAATATTGATTTAAAAGCAAATGGCATACAAATTGGTGTATCACCGTTTAACAATTCATCACCCGTTCAATTACCAGCTGTTTTATATCCAGAGGGTAATCCACCTGATGCTAATACGGATGTTTATGCTGTTATTTCAGATACAGAAACAGTTAATCTCATTACAGACCCGATTCAACCTTATTTAGGTATTGCGCTTGATGCAGCTGATTATGGAGCAATAACTCCTATGTCAGGTACTGCTTCTCCAGTTACACTTTCTACTGTTCTTGCAGATGCATTTGATACATCAGGTATTGAAATTGGTAAATTAGATTTATTTGAAAATGTTAACCCTGGTTCTAATTATGGCTTTGAAATTTTTGCAAGAGCAAAAGATGATTTAATTACTAAATTTGAAAAACGCGGTCAAGTAATAAGATTATCTAATATACAAGATGCTGCATTATTTAATGTTAACGAAAGTATTACTGAAGAAACTACATTAGCTACTGCTAGTATACTCAGAATAGATAGTGTACAAGGATTACTTTATATACTACCAAACTCTTGGAATGGATTTACTGGTATAAACAACATTATTCGTTCTAACAATGATGTATTTACTATTGCTGGTGCTAGTACAGATTACTCAAGTCGCTTCTATGGTGATAATGCAATTATTAATGCTCGTGCAGATTTTGAAACAGGTTATATTAATAAAGTTGCAATTAATAATTCTGGATTCTCTTATGTTAATGGTGACACAGGTACATTACGAGACCCTATTGACACGAGTATAGTTTTAGCAAGTGGAACAATTGAAGCACAAGAGCAAGGAAAAAATAAAGGTTATTGGAAAGATTATTCATCTCATATTAATGGTTACGTAACTCAAGCTGCAAACAGTGCTGCAATTGATACTTACTATAATTCAGGTATGAGAATACAAGACAGTGATTTTTACCAAGAGTATTCATATCAAATTAAATCAACTCTAGATAAAAGTCAATACGAAAAATTACTAAAAGAAAATGTTCACCTTGCTGGTTCTAAAATGTTTGGTGACTTTATTTACAAATATGGTAATACAGGAAAAACTAAACAAAGATTCATTAGGTTATTCAACGACGAAGGCTCAGGCTCACCGCTTGATGTTGCAGACATTGCAGATTTAAGAGCATCAGTTACGAACTTCTCAGTAGACAGTACTTATGTTACAGCAGACCATACACCTGGTGGTACAGGTGGTGCAAACTTAAGCGAATCATCTGACCTTACAATTACTAAAAATTGGAGTCAAGGATTCCACGATTATGAAGTAACAATTGGAATGCCTTCAACAGGAAGTGCACCTTATCCAACAGCAATATTATTACATGGTAATGGTGGTAATGGTGCTGCAATGGTAACACAGTTTGGAAATGAATTACAAGGACATATATTAGTTGGTGTACAAGGTTACGCTAACAGTTGGAATATTTCTAACGAAGGTAGTAATGGACCTGATATTGAGATGCTCGAAGAACTCATAACCAATTTAAAACTATTCCAAAATGTTGATGAAACTAAGATTCGTATTATAGGAATAAGTAATGGTGGTGGACTTGCATTGAGAGCAGCAGTAGAAATTGAAGATACTGGTGTTGATACAATTGCATGTATTATATCACAGACAACAAATGACCAATACAGAGGTGGTCAATTCTATTATCCATCTAATCACGAACAAACAGGTAATGCATATTCAAATGATGGATATGATACATTAGTTACATCATTACCACAAAGAAAGATTTTACATTTAAACGGAAGACTTGATACAACGGTTCCATACACTGGTGGAAACTTTGTAGGACAAACATTCCTAAGTGCGCCAAACAGTGCACTTGCATTTGCAAAATCACAAGGATATAATGGTAATTTATTAAGTGGTTCGGCTTACGGGTCGGCAAGTACATTAGTAGATTACGGTAATACAATTTTCTTAAATGATAATGTTGCTCATACAGTATCTACGGATATGTTTAGATTACTTGAAAAGTATTTAGAGAACGATTACGATATATCATACTAGAGATAAATAATAAAATTAAAGATTTTTAAAAGAGGACGCTATGGCCAAGCAAACAATTAATATCGGAGCATCTGCGAACGACGGGACAGGTGACCCGTTACGTAATGCTTTCGATAAATCAAACGATAACTTCAATGAATTATACCTAGCATTAGGTAGTTCAACATCTGCTACCAATTTATTTGATGCAAATGGTAATTTCGATTTAACAGGTAAACCACATAAAATATCATTCTATTATGATACACTAGTAAGCTTACAAGCAC